GTCAATGATGGTAGCTTAGTCACCCGTTTTAAGCCCCAGATAAAGGAAATGATGGAGTATCAGTGGATAAATGCCTATCCCGAACCCACTGGAAAGACACACGGGGACACGGTAATTACTTTAATGTTAGCCAACCAGATGTTAAATAAAATAGGCAATGGTTTCAAGGTCATTCAGAGGGTAGATGGAGTATTAGTATGATAAATCAAGCCTCTATGGTTAGTAAATGGTACAAAGAAACGGCCAAGAATTTTGACTCTCGCTTCATTCGCATGGACGAAAGCTACGACTTGTGGAATATGAAGGAGGTTGTTTATGATAAGCATAAGAATCCTATCAATATCACCTCAAATGACCCCCGTAAGCTCGCAGACTGGGTAAGTTCCAAGCTAACCTCGGCTGCAATGCAGATAATTATCCGCCTGGCCGAAACCACAGGCGAGGATAAACGGGATGATATTGCCAAACTTGAACGCCTACATACCTTTCTGCTTGATATGGCCGACAAGTCGCTAAAAGCGAATATGATGCCCACTTTAAGGGAATATTTCGCATGGAGCGGGCCAGTAAGAGGTTGGCTTGCAGTTAGAATTTTAATGAAAAAGTCCCTTACTGGTGTGATTTCCGAAATAGTTCCATTTGACCCCAGATGGTTGGTTTTTGAATCGAACAAAAAGGTAGGGTACAAGACCTTTCGCACTGCGGAAGAGCTAAAATCTACATACAAATACGAAGTGACCGGCTCACCCGATAAACCCAATTCACTTGAGGTTATTGAGTTCTGGGAGGATTTGGGGAAGGGGAGGTTTGCTTACTCACTGGTACATGACGACAGCTTTGTAATCAAACAGCAGATACTTAAACTAAAATCCATGCCCATAGTCATTAAACCTGTCTCCACTCGTCCCCCAATCGCAAGCGATTTTGCAGGATACGGCGATGACATCTTCGCTCCCATGCGGGGTATGTATAAAACAAAAGACAGGCTTCTATCTCTATGGGCAACCCATGCCAATAAGATAGCCAGGTCTCCACTTATAAATTATTATGGGCCGCGAGGCGAAGAGGATATTTTAGACGCCTTCAATACTGCTGGTGGAGTGGCTAACCTCCCGATGAATGAGAACGAGCTAAAAGAAGTTCCCATGAGGGACATCTCAGCCACCCTTGTCAATGCGATTCAGGTTATAGACGAACAAATACAGCAGGGCGGTGTCCCTAATGTAGTATTCGGACAGATGGGGGCTGGCCCCTGGTCTGGAACTTCACTTGGGGTATTAAGAGAAGCAGCCAATAAAATTCTTGGGCCACAAATAAGAAGCCACCAATCGCTCTATAGTTCTATATGTGAGAAGATAGAAGAGCAACTATTAGATACAGGACAGTCTGTTACTATTAAGTCTGAATTGGACAAGAAATACTATGAAGTTGAGGTTACTCCTATAGACTTAGGAAAACCTCATATTACTAGAGTAGAGCTCTCGGCTACTACACCTTGGGAGCAACAGGATAGCTTCTCTATGGCTCAGATGGCGAGAGATGTAGAATTACCGTTAGAGTTTATCTGGGAGAACATGCTTAAACTACAAGACCCGAAGGGGTTGAGTGAGCTAAAAGCGATGGAAGTTGCCGAGCACATGCCTGAGTTCCAAATGATTAAAGCCATTAAGGGATTTATTAAGATGGGGAGACCCGAAGAGGCAATGAGATTGATGGAGTTGCTGGCACAAAATGCCAAGGCAGAGGAAGCCCAGGCCAATCAACCTATGGGAGAAGCACCTCCCCAAACAGGAGGTGCATAGTGCCAAGCCCAAAACAGACAGCCGCAGATAAGCTGTTTCACCAAGGGGAGCCATACCATTTTCAAAGGAAGTATGCAAGCACTCACAGTTCTTATCCCCGTGCTCCTCAACCGAACACAAATCAACCTAACAGGAATTATAAAATCAAAGCTGGTAGTTCAAGGGAATACTTCCAGAAAGCCTATGAGGACTATTTGAATAGGCAGAGGAGTTAAGGTGCAGGCACAAGAATATCTAGCCGAGAAGGCTTATCTAAAGAAACAGCAGAGAGAAGCTGATAAGAAGATTGAAGGCCGATACAAAGAAAAGAGAGATGCGCTCCGCCTGGAACTAAAGACGGGACAGGAATGGGGTGGTGTTCAACCGCAACCTAGATATAAGCCGGCGTTTTACGAACAGCTCGGTCAATTACCTGGCTCAAGACCCTACCTGGATTGGTTCCAAAGCAGGTTCCCCGGACTGGTATCTGAGTTTGAGTCTATGCTCCCTACTTACAAAGGGTTCAAATCTGTAGAGGGGGCCGTGGGTGAGACTGGCAAAATAGAATCAGATTGGGAAAAATGGCTAAAGGGTAAATCATCTACCCTCCGTGAACAATGGTGGAGTAAACGCCCAGAAGCCCGTGGTGAGAAACCGTGGGCGTATCAGCCGATGATAAGAACCAGGAGTTTCTAATGGGATATGGCAGTCCTTACCCCTCGTATCCTAAAACAACTACACAAGAACGGGATATTGAGGCTCAACTAAAAGAATTAAGAGACAAAAAGAGAAGGCAGCTAGCGAAGCTGGATTTTCGGTATGAGCAGTCTATCGCTGCACTGAATAAGGGCACTCCCTATCCTGGACTTAAAGAGATAGACGAGCTTAAGAAAGTGAACGAGGATTGGGGGGCTGATGCCGATGCTATTATGGACGTCCGCATGTCTATGCTCTATCCGTCAGGTGTTAAGGATGTAGACTTAAGAACGGCATGGGCTAGGTTAGACCCCCAGACTGCTGAAAAGTTAAACCTTCAGGAGCAGGAAGAGGCCGACCTTAGAGACAAAACCAAATCACTCAACAGGTTCCTGATATATGCTGGTGACGAAAGACACGCTATAGATGCTCGGTCTGGATACTTTGAGTTGATGACTAAGTATCCTGATATCTTAGACGAGGCTGAGGAGATTACTCCAGAAGTAACCACGGAAGTAACCCCTTATTTTCCAGAGGAACTAATACCACCAGAAGCAGAAATGCCAATGGATAGGAGTTTAGTGCCCCCGTCCTTACGTGAGATGTACGGCGTAGAAGCTCCGCCTACCCCAGAGGAGCAAAACAAACAGTTCTTTTCGCCAGGCGTTAAGGAAATAGAAATCAAGGGCAAGCCTGTTGAGCTAGAGATTAAGCAAGATTACAGTGTGTGGATAGAAGGAGAAAAGGTTGGAGACGTAGTAGGTGACCCTGAAACTGGACTCTCTTTCGTAAAAGCCGTTGAGGGTAAACCAGTTGAGCCAACTGAATTAGAAAGTGTTACTGAAGAGGCTATGAAAACAATAGCCCCAACCTTTGAACAGCAACTTGAAGCCCTGCAAACTCCCTTTAAGTTCTCAGGGCAGGTTTTGGCTGCTGGACCTATGGGGAAACTGTCTGCTGCAACCCTTGAGAGGGGGTTAAAGTCTGGCGAAATACAGAAGGAATATGAGAAACTCCCCGTGTGGCAACAAATATTGGCCGAACTACCATCCTATGCAGTAATACCCACTGGCGGATTGTCGTCCATGTCATTAAAAGCCTCTTTATCTACCAGCCGGCATGTATGGTTGAGGTTCGTAGGTAAAACACTAACCCCCGTTGCTAAGGGAGAGGAGTTTACCGCTAAGGCATTGGCCTATGTTCCTGAAAAGATTACGCAGAAGGTCACTGAAAAGCAACTCCTGAAGATGTTTGAGAAACTACCAACGGACGATGAGCTGAAAAGTGTTTTAACCAAGGACTGGTATCGGGATGCGGCTACTCAGTTGTCTAAAATCCCTGGTATAAAGGGTGTGATTAAAAAGATAAACCCATCGGGTGTATGGGAAAGTGATACTGAGAAAGCTATTATGCGTTATCTTGCCTTTGTAGAAACCACTGAGAATAAAGGCAACGCTATCATGGCATTACTGGAGGGTCACGGTGATGATGTTGCCTTGTTTGGAGCTAAAGAGGGGGGTTTAGTTACTAAGGTTAAAGTTAAGCCTGAGTTCAAGGGCAAATTCCCTGATGATATTGCTTTAGGTGATGTCCTGGAGTATCCAAACTATTTCATCCTGTCAAAACAACAGAGAGTCTATATTGATACCCTTTGGAAATTAGAGGACTCTGTTAAGAGTATGCTTACTAAAGAAGGCGTCAATATCAACGAATTATCTTTTAAGGAAGGCACACACTGGGTTCATCGTGTCGTTACTGGCAAAGCTACGGAGAAGGGAGTTGTACTAGCAAGGATTGGTGGTGCGAGGATAGGAGCTAAGAAACCCTTTGAGAAGGCACGTTTCTATCAGTTTATGCAACAAGGCACTGAGAACGGCGTAATGTATGGGCAGTCAGCCAATCAATACTTCAGGACTTACTACGACGGTGCTATGAAGATGATAGCCGACAAGAGACTAGCTTCAGCTATCCCAGGTCAAACTTCATTGGAGCGTATGTCTATGGAACTCCGCCAAGAAGCTGTGGCCAATGCTATCAAGGTTAGGGACTATACTCGTTTAGTAGATAGACTTCGTAAGATTAAGGCTGGCTGGAAAGCTCCGCCCACTACTATAAATGCAATCGGTAGGTGGGATGCCGAGATAGGAAAACGGTTAGTTGCCGCAGAGGGAAAACCCCAGACAGTAAATAACCTTATTAAACTAGCCAATCAAAGGCTAGATACTGCCAAACAGGTAAACTATGTTACTAAGGCTGCCTATAAGAAAGCTAAGGAAGTAGCCAGTAGGCCACATCTGGGGACAGAAGCATACATAAACCAGCCTGCATTTACGGGCAGGATTTACTCAAGGGAAACGGCGGATACTATAAATAAGTTCTTTGGCGATAGTGCTAATAGTTGGTTAAAGGGTACTAGTAATTTAAGTTCAGCATCACGAACTGCCGTAGCTACCTTTGACTTCTCGGCCCCGTTTATTCAGGGCTTACCAGTATTTGGCAGAAACCCTGTAATCTGGGCAAAGGCTACACTTAACCAATTCTTAACCTTCTTCAGTCCGAAGATGTATCATAACTTTATGATTAAAGAGGGTACTACTTTACAAGAGATGGCAGACCACAGATGCCTGGTATTTGGTAGCGGGATGGCTGGTGGTACTGAGCATGAGATGGTTGAAGCTATCCCAATGTTTGGAAGAATGGCTGGCAGAGTTCCCATAGCAGGCAAGGTATTAAAGAAAGCCCTTGAGGAAACGTATGGTCGTTTCGGTATTTCATTTTCTAGTTTTGGTGATTACTCCCGTGTGATGCTATGGCAGTCAATGCAGAAGAGTTGGGGGAAGCGTGGGCAGTTAGATGAACTAGCTCGTATTATCAATCACATGACAGGTGCAGTATCTACGAGGGCTTTAGGCGTTACAAGTTCACAGAGGGCCTTTGAAAGTGGCTTTGTGTTCTTTGCCCCTAGATATACGAGGGCAGGATTGGCATTGTTCGCCGACCTCTTCAAGGGTGGTTACACTTCCATAGAGGCTACGAGAGCAATCGGGGGATATATGGCGGGTGGTTCGGCTATGTATATAGGGACTTGTGCTGCACTAGGACAAACGCCCAACTTTGACCCCTCCACAGGTAGGTTTATGACCGTCAAAATTGGAGACCGCCATATTGGTATCGGTGGTTTTGTCAATTCAATGGTGCGGTATGCTGCTGATGTTTATGCCAGTGCTGCTTCACTAGGTGAAAACGAACCACTGGATTTCGTAAAACTCAGTAGACGAGACAATCCCAACTTACGATTCTTATTCAACAAGACCGCACAGGCAACCCAACTTATTAACGGGCTTGCAACACGGGAAGATTATATGGGTAGAAAGATAGAAACTTTCCAGGATTGGGCCGAGTATATGGCTAAGTATATAGTACCCATATCCATGCAAATGATTGTAGATAAGGACGAGAAGTGGAGCAAGGAATCTTATATAGCAGAAATGTTAGGAGGCAGAACCTTCCCTGAAGGTGTTTGGGAGGGTGTTAAGGATATACGCGACAGGTATGCCAATATAGACTATGGCAAGCCATATACCGAACTGGATATTCACGACAAAAGGATGCTGGAAAAGACACATCCTGACATAAGGCAGTTTGCTCAAAATGCTAATGCACAGTGGGCAAAGTGGTATCCGGATGAACCGAGGGTTTTATATAGCTCCGAGATGGATGCCAACGACAAGGATTACTCCGAGAGGATGTGGGCTTCATATAGGGAAGTCAATCTTGGTTTAGGTCTAATGAAAGACTACCCTGATAAAGCAAGTGGCTTTAGTTCCGACCACGCTCTACTTGCTGGCGATATAAGAGACCGCTACCCTGAAGTAATTGCCGAGTTTGATAGATGGCGGGAACAAGACAAACAAGACTGGCTTCTATTTGACCAATCCTATGATGAGTATATAAACACAGTCGTTGCCCCTACTTGGGAAGATGAGTTCTATAACTTTAACTATGATGGCTACAGAGAAGCTCAGGAGAGCTTCAAAGCTAAGTGGGGCGATATGATTTATGATGAGGTTCGGGAAACCCTATCATTGGATGATGACATTCCACCCTTGTATCTTGAATTAAAAGCTGCACGTGAGGCTTGGGGTAAGTATTACGAATTACCACAAAAAGAGTCTGGCGAGAAAGAAGACCTTCGTGGGGATTACAGAAGTGACAACCCAGAAACAGATGCTTTCTTAATGTTCTTCGGAAGAGTAACTACACTCAAGACGCCTGGTGCAATAAATATAGTAGAATCGCTAATGGAGAAATACGATATTCCTGATGAGTCCCTGCCGTCACTTAAGGAATACAAGGCAAGGGCAGAGCGAGAACGGGTAATCGCAGAACGCAAGGTGCTAAAACCATTGGCTAATTTAATACAAGAAGACCCGACACTGTCAAGTGCTATAAGGTCGGGGAATTATACAGAAGACCAAAGGCGTACACTCGTAACGCTTTATACCAAGCTATATCGCAAGCCTGGGACTGGTGAAGAGTTCGAGAATTGGCTATTAACGGACTTAAAGAAAGTCATTTAATAGGAAATAAATCAAGGAGGGTATTATGACTAAGGACTTAGAGGTGGTTACGCCTGCGGTAGAGGTGGAAAAGCCAACTCCACAGGAGGGGGCAAAGCCAACTCAACCGGCGGTACAGGAACCAACTGTAGGGAAACTATCACAGGAGGACATAGATAGGGGGATTGGTAAAGGGTTGGAATCAATCAATCGCCAATACACCCAATCAAAAACTGAGGCTGCAAGGGAAAAGGCAAGGGCTGACAAACTTGAATCCAATATAAGTCGGCTGCAAGGCAGTATAGACAAACTAATGGAAGAGAAGTTTGAAGACGACCCATCAGGTTTCAAGTCTTATATGAGAGAGCAAAAGATTGTCGAGAGGGAAGCCAAGATTGCTGAAGCAGAAGAGGACACAAGGCAGGGCGCGACTGCTATGCACCTGTTTAGCGTAGCCTCCGAGCTTTCAGAGAAAACGGGAGTCCCATTCGGTGAACTAAAGAATCTCCCAGATGAGAAGTCTATGATGGACAAAGCCATTGAACACCTGAAGAAGCCAACTAGCCAGTCACAGGAAGAACCTCCACCCGTAATTGACCCTGCTGTTTCGTCTGCTACTGGTGGAACGGAATGGACAATGGAACAGATACGGGAAATGGCAAAAACCCCAAAGGGGCTAGCAGAGTTCCAGAAAAACATGACCAAAATCCTGCAAGCCTCAAGAGATGGGAAAATTAGATAAAGGTCGAGCAGGCGGTGTGTGTGTAGCCTGAGAACATAAAATAAGAATAAGGAACAGATTAAATGGCTGCTACAATTTGGCCTGCTGCTAATGTTGCACCCTATATTCCTGAAATATGGGGAACAATCATCCAAGCTGCTACTGAGGCTGAGCTAGTTTTTGCCTCACACGTAGACCGCAGATTCGAGGCTCAACTTACCAAGGGTGATACGGTTCGCATCCCTCTGTTGGCTGACTTCGGTACTGCCGATGCAGTGAACGTTACTACTGACTTAGACCTGTACCACACCGCCCAGACCTGCACGAATGTAGTTGTGAATTACTGGTATCAGAAATCGGTTGGTTTGGCAGAACAAGAACAAATCCAAGACTCTCCTGACATTCTGGTTGCTGCTCTCGGAAAATGTGGTTATTCAATAGGCAAGAACCTAGACAGTGCTTTAGCTAGCATTGTAAATTCCACCTTCAGTTACGAAGAGGGAACACAGAACTCGGCACTTACTGCTGATGTACTTATCAACTGCTATGAAGACCTCAACGAAGCTGACGTACCCGCAAGTGACAGGGCCTGGATATTCGACCCAGAGTCCATCACTGACCTCTTGAAGTTGGACTACTTTGTCAGAATGGACTATGTCCCCGAAGGTGTGGTTTCCAAGGGTTTCCAGGGTAGACAAATATTTGGTGCCCCGGTCTACATGACCACAAACCTGAACGGTTTTGCTGATTCCCATGAGGCTACTTATATGCACCGAGAGGGCTTAGTGCTGTTACAGCAAAAAGCTCCTACGGTACATTCATTCGATTGGCCCCAGAGATTTAGCAAGGTGGTTGGTGTTTCAACGCTCTACGGTGTGTTGGGGGCTAGGGCTACCTTCGGCGTAAAAATTAACACCCGTAGTTAAGAAAAAGGATGAGGGGTTCTGTGTGTGTAAGGAACCCCTCAGTGTGTGTGTGAAATGAATGTAAGTTTTTTTATGATGACTAATGCTGAGAGTGATGTAACTCATACCACCTGTCGCTGTATTGAGAGAGCAAGGTGGGAGTTAGCACCAAAGGGCATAAGTTTTGGTTGGGAAATAGCCTGTGGTTACGGGCAGAACAAATCAAAGTGCATTACGATTAGTAATTTTTTCCTGAATAGCGACCTTCCCTACTTGATTAGTATTGATAGGGATATGGCG